GTCCATTTCGTCAAGATGTGGGTCACCATTTGCTGCAATAGATGTGGCAGACAAACTATATTCAACTTCTGCAAGAGCACCAACTGGTCCATCTTTAGTTGGTGTAGTGTTGTAATCTCGAGTTTTTTCATTCGAGTGTTCTGTTTGGAATGCAAGTTTCCAAGCGGCTTCTTTTGATGCTTTACTAAGCACACGATAGAGCAAGATAATATCTTTCCCTTGTTTAGCTGTTAATTCTGCCATATTAAATCTCCTATCTTAGTCTAAATTCTAAGTTAATCAACGCTCTTTTAAGCGGTGTATGTGTTGTTGTATCGTCCAGCATTTGAATGGTACTTGCTTGTGAATTCAAAGCCCAAGAATAGCCATCTGTGGCACTTATATTCAATGCTTGATTAAATATATTACTTGCCATTTTTGAAGCTAGTACACGGCCTGCTTTTTCGGCTTTATTCCAAACAGACAGCGAAAGACTTACTGTGCCTTTGATATCTGTTTTATTTGGTTCATGAATTATCTGAATACTTTCCATTTCAACAAACGGATAGCCCACTTCATTCATTTGCTTATAATCATAAACGGTATATCCCAAGGCTTGTATTCGTTTGAACAATTCGTCAAAAATAGATTGGTCTCGAGTTTTAATCATTTGAGTAACCTTTCTAAATCATTTGTGAATACCTTCTTTTGAACATCAAAAGCAGGCTTTACAAAGGGTTGAGCAGATTGAAAACGAGTTCCATATTCTACATATCCAGCATAATCAGTATGAGGTTCAGTCGTTCCTGTAAGTCCCCCGTCTGTAAATTCACTGGTTATTGAACGTTTCATATTCCCAGTATCAACAGGAGCAAGATTTTGCATATTCTTGTTCATGCTTACAATATTGCTTTTTACAACATGTTTGACATCATCAAGCGTGGCATTTTTTCTCAATTTCTTTTGCAAGGCATCAATTCCAGTTATTTTCATTGACTTACCTCCTGCAAAATAAAAGTGTTTCGCTCACTTGGATTGCGATAGGTCATTAAAGCCCACTTTTTATTATCAAACTCAATGTAATCATATTTTGGCATATTAAAAAGGGGCATCATTCGCATGACTTTTGCCCCTTTTTTAATATCTCCAAAAACTTCTACACTTCTGTCAGTTCCAATATCAGTGATATTTGCACTAAAAACAGTTCTGGTAGGTTCTTTTTCAACCCATTCGCCCAAATCAGGGTCATAATGGGAGTCAGGCGATCCTTTGATAAAAGTAACTTCATCTAAATATCTCAATACAATCTGAACCTCCCTATCTTCTTATCGCCCTCAGTTTCTCTTGATTTTCGCCATGATTCAATTTCATCGGCATACTCGTCAAAATCAGATTCTGAAAAAGTCATGCTTAATCCTTCTTGTGAGTAGGACTGCATGCCTTCTTGACCGACACGATTAAAACGCTTCAAGGAAACGTCCAAAACAACATATTCGAGTTCTGGCGGTACTTCTTCAATGTCAGAACCAATAATAAGCAATAAACGTTCACGAGTGCGTTTTTCGATTATTTCCAAGCGCTCATCCGATGAACCGCCTAAAAGCTTTTTTATTTCATAAGTGATAGCCATAAATTACTCCTTGTTATACAGAAGTTACTGTAACATCGCATGTAACAGTTGATCCGTTAACTGTTGTTGCAGTAATTTTCGTTTTACCTTCAGCTTTACCAACTACATTCCCTTGTTTTGGTGTTACCGTAGCAATTGTTGGTTCGCTTGAAGCAAAGGTTACTGTTTTATCATCTGCATCTACTGGTAAGACAGTTGCTGTCAATGTTTCGTTTGCCCCAACTGCAAGCGATAACGTTGTTTTATTTAACGTTACGCTCTTAGGGGCGATTACTTTGTTACTGTGGCTTTAAGAATTGCTTTTTTATTCTTCTCTGGCAAGTATTTACCATATTTTGCAGCGGCTTGAAGTGCTGTTCCTGCAAAGTCTTCTGAATCCATTGCACGAGTCACTTGAATTCCGACACCAGCTACACCAACATTATCAGCAGCAAAGTAAGCTCCTTCATTAAGTTGGAATTTTTCATCAGGAAGTTCAGATAAAATAAAACCTTTAAATTTATAAAGTGTTTGTTCATCAACGTTTGCACTTGAATTTTTAGCAGTTGTTGCAAGTTTAGAGTCAATAAGCAAGTCATAGATATCAGCATTGACATAAGCAACCCAAGGCACGGCTGTAGAAACGTTGTTATTTACAAATTTCTTATGAGCATCTGAGAACAATTTAGTCACGGAATCTTCATCAAGTTTTACAGTCAACGTTTCGCTGGCACTATCTGATAAGAGTTTACCAAGCAATTTATCGACATGTTGGGCCCATGCCACACCATGGAGTGCTAAACGTTCTGCTACAACTTGGTCTTTGATATTGTTGACTGTGAAATCATCAATTCCTTCATTAATTGCCAAAGGAGCATCGTAACTCACTTGTTTGTTGACTGACTTAACTTCTTTACGTTGACCAAAGCGTGAAGTATTACCTGTTCCAGATCCAAAACCAACATTTGTATCAGTTGAATATGCTTGGATAACTACATCAGTGTCGCTTACTTTGAGTTCCATAAAAGTATCATTTTCAGTGACACCATCTTTTACTTGAAGAACTCCACCAAAAGCACGCAAGAAAGCTGTTTTTTTTGCGAAAAGGTCTGGTAACATACCAGCGTATTGTTTTGTGAAATATTTAATTGCCATAATTTAGATCTCCTATTATTAATATTTGGCTGCCGCTTGTTTGAAAACATCGACATCATTATTACCCGGAACAAGTTTTGGCGTTGTTCCTGTGTTTCGTGCTTTTTCCCACTGTGAGCGTTGATTATCAAGTAAATTGAGGAAAGTTCTTACATTGCTGTAAGTTTTTTCTTCATCAACATCAACTAACAATCCTAATTCAGCAGCACTCAAAGCGATTCCACTTTCTTTCAATACTTCATCAGCTTGGCTGGTGATATTTGAAATTTTGATCTGTGCTTTAAGGCTTGCGATTTCATCGTCTTTAGCTTTTTGAATTTCAGCAGCTTTTTCTTCGTCAGATTTTTCTTTAACTGACTTTTTGCCACCTTTTTCAAGTTCTTCAATACGAGCCAGCGCTTGGTCAAGCTGTGTTTTTGTTTCATTTTTTTCAGCCTGCTCTTTACCGATTCGTTTTTGAAGCTTTTCGACAATTTTGTCGCTGTCAGTTGATTGTTCTTGTTGCTCTTCTTCATTCGTTTCTGTTTCAGTTTCTGAACCAACTTCAGACGTCTCATCGGCTGCTTCTTCTGCGAACAGTTGCAAATTAAGGGGTAAAAGTTCTTTTTGTTCCATTTCTGGTTCCTCCTACTCGCATTTAAAGACTTGGGAGTCTGATTTTTCTCGGGTTTTATTTAGTGTCCACAACGTTCGGAAACGGACATAAGAAAAGCGCCTGTCAGTGACAAACGCTTTATTTGAGTATAAAAATAGTACTCAATCTATATGAATGTATGCTTTAGAAAATTATATTTCCCCATACATCTTTTGGTATTTCTTCAATAGGTTCATTTTTAGATATAGCGTTATCGACTGCTGATTTCATTTTATCAAACCCTTTACTTTCAATGTATTCTGCGCTGTCGTTAAGTGGGTCCCAAAACCCTATAATTCTAGTTGGAAAAGGTATCTTAAAATGCTGTTCGTACTTATCTTCTAAAAGTTTAAACTTATCCATTCATCATCCTTTCAATATCATGCCGATTACAAAGTTAAGATATTCTGGGTCATCAGATATCTTTTTCCTCACTACCTCAGAAATTCTGCTTTCATGAGAAAAAACTTTCCCATCACCGGGTTCAAATAAGCACTCTAATCCTGTACTAAAAACTTCTGTGGCATTAGAATAGGTTTTACCAATGTATGGTGTTATGAAATTATCTTTTTTGGTTCTTTCCCTGACATTATAATAATAAATCGTGTTTCTAATTGGTTGTTCTTCTTCGCCTTTTGTTCGATAAGCAAGAAATTCCTTAGACAATCTCATCGCATTAGGATTGAAGTGTTCAACGTAGTGACCAATCTCATGGAAACTAGCGGTTGCGTTATCACTAAGCATGATACTTACACCATTATCAACGACACCGCTTTTCCATGACCTTCCCTTTAAACCAGCTTCACTGAAAAATCCGCGGTCTAATTTTTTGGTAAAGATGGTTTTTCCATTTTGATGAGCATATTCTGCCCATTCTTTTGGATAAAATGCAAAAGTATTATTAATCCTTGTTTTTGTTTCTTTTGAAGAACCTTTTTCCCATCCATCTTTTGGAACGGTACCGCCAATCTCTCTAAAGTTAGAAAAGATATCTTTAAGTGCCTGTTTATCGCCAAGTTTACTAGCTACATCAAATTTAGAATTTACTAATGAGCCTAGTGAAATTAAATTCTCATGACTTGCAGTACTAATGTCAATAGAATCAATATATTTTTTAATTGATTTAATATCTGTATATTTATTAGATACCTTACCAAGAGAATCATCAGTTTCATCACTGTTTTTGTTTTCTGGTTTATTCAACCGATCGTCCCAGAAAGCTTTATCATCAACATGCGGTGCTGTGCTGCATCTACAGAACGGATGCATGTTAGGTGCATTAATACCAGGCGACATATCTTTAACTTTGAAAATTTTCCCATTCAATGCTCCACAGATAGGACAAGCTGATGGTTCAGCAATATATTCATACTCTTCAATATCAGCTTTTTTATAGCTTTCTTCTTGAATAGCCGTTTGAATTCTCGTTGTTTCCGATACAAGCAATCGTTGTGCGTTGTATGTGGCATTGAGCTTTCCCTTTTCTGTCATCAGCCTTTTAAGTTGTGGGGCTAGTGCTTTCGGATTGATTCCGCCAGTTACTGAACGAATGAGAAGTTTTTCAATATCAGCTTTCAATTCAAATTGATATTGCCAAAGTTTGTCAGAGAAACTGGCAAATCCTTCGACTTTATAACTTCCATTAAGAACTGATTCAACTAGACTGTTATAGCCTTTCTTTGGAACGCTTAAACCAAGAATTCCGGATTGTCTTTCAAATTCTGTGAGAGCTGCACCCGTCAAATTCTTTGAGAAATATTTGTCCAAGTCGTCAAATACAGAAATAAGCTCCAGACCAATATTTGATTTCAGGAGTTCTAAACGATTCACTCTCATGGTCAAGTTATAAAGTTTCAACGATTGATTTGCTTGGGGCGAAAAGTCTTTTTCTTTAACATACTTTTTGGCTTTATTTTCAAATCCTTTGACGTCCATCTCATCAGCACGTTTCATGGCTTCACTAATAGAAATTCCTTGACCATTCGCAAAGTTCTGCCAGTTGGCATTGATTTCTTTTTGAATAGCCTCTTGAGATTCAAATAATTTATCTCTGATTTGATTCATGCGTTTAGTGTCATCTTTGATTTGTTGTGCCTGCCACGCTTGCTCACGTTTTATCCAGTAATCAGGAGTTTTCATAGGTTACTCCTCGTTTGTTTCAGGAACTGCTGGATCTGTTCCCTTTTCACTAGATTGCTTGTCCTGGTCAAAGATAGGTATAGAAGAACCTTCTTTTTTGATTTTTTCCATTTCAGCTTGAACATCTGGAATAACAGAAATGACACTTAAAGCTGTTTCTTCACTAGTAATACCTTTTAGAATATTAGCAGTCTCAGCTTGCTCTTTAATGTCTTTAGGCTCATTACGAGTAAAGGTGTACTCAATATCTTTCCATGCATCTTTGTTTGAAACGTTCGTACTTAACTCACAATATAGTTTGTATCGACTATTTAAAGAAGATTGGAACTTACGTTGAAATGACAAAGCTAAGTTGCTCATTGCTTGAAGTTTGTAGGCTAACGAGACACCACTTGATGACCCGAAAGATTCATCAGAGATATTCGCAACCATTGTTGTTTGGAAGATTAACTTAGTCAGTCGATCCAATAGATTTTCTGTTTCAGAATCACTATCAGGCTTTTCTAAGAATTTAACATCTACTTTTGAAGCAGAACCACTTTGATTATTCTGATTCTTATCATAATAATTAATTAGGCGATTATCTTTGATGTTTTTAGCATCTTCTTCGTCTATTTCTGCTCCCATGAAAACCAAATACTGATCGCTAAAATAATCAACGTCATTTGCTTTTTCACTAATAGCTTTATTAAAAGCGTTGACTAATGAAATAACAGATTCAAAAATACTCATTCGTTCTTCGCTGAAATAGAACTCTACAACGGGCAAATCATCAAAAGGATTCGGCGCTTGTTCAGTCATGTTGTAAAAGCCCATGGTTCCATTTAAAGCATAGGTTGTTTCTTTGGTATAAACTTCACCATACAATTTATAGTCATCATCATAACCATATCGCACAGCAAACAATGGTTCTTGTTTAATCGTGTCATCATAAACCATGAATATATTTTCAGGAGTGTTATAAGTAACATTCGTTCGAGTCTCTTCGTCTTGATACAAGAGTTCAAAAGCTCGACCATAAATACAAGCCATCTTTGCAAGCTCTGACTCTTCATCTTCCATGTCATTCAGATTATCAAATTCTTGTAGTTTAGAAAGTATTTCTTTATCTGAATGAGACTTTTTAACTGGAATCCCATTAAAGTAACCTGTGAAAGTATCAACAATATATTTAGTGAAGTTAACAGCTAAACGATTATCTGGTTTCCAAGGGTCTTTTGTTGGCTCATCATAAATCGACATGATCCCACGATACATATTTTTTAAGTACTCATACCGAGCAACTTCTAATTTATGTTTTTCCATGAACTTGGTAAGCACTTCAACTGTGATTGGTTCATCTTTTGGAAATGTCATTAATTTAGGTGGTTTGTATTTCAATTAGAAATCTCCTTTTATATTTTAAATGATTTTAATCCGGCTTTTATTCGCTTACCACTCATTGTCTCAGCAATCCCGGTTGTTGCATCTGGCGCATCATCATGTTTATTTTTACCTTCACGTTGATAAGTCGTCATTGCTTGATAGTATTCTGGGAAACGAGTCCGCCAGTCATCAGGAAATCGAACATGCTGCTCTATCCAATAACTATTTGAATAAATTCGGGCTTCTTTATTATTTCCTTGGAAGAAATCTTCTACAGCACAAGCAACTTTTCCTTGAATCTTATCCCTGACAGAACGAGCAAAAGACCGACCACCATTGTTGCGCTCGATTCTTGAAGCATTTACTCTGTTATTAATTAATTGATTGGCAACTGCGTTTTCTGTGTACTCC